TGGAAAGGTTATTTTCCATTTGGTCATCTAGGTGGTGGCAACATGATTCCTGAACAAGTAAAGAAATATATGAAAGATGTATGTGCTTTACCTAATACTAAAATATTTCATAATGCTCAATATGATGTAGGTTGGTTAGCAGCATCTGGAATCACGGTCAACGGACCTATAGTTGATACAATGATTGCAGCCGCACTAATAAATGAGAATAGATTTTCATATTCTTTGAATGCATTATCTGTAGATTATCTTAATGAAATAAAAGCAGAGACAGAACTAAGAGAAGCTGCAGCAGCACATGGTATAGATCCAAAGGCAGAGATGTGGAAGTTACCAGCTGAGCATGTTGGTTATTATGCAGAACAAGATGCAGAGCTTACATTAAAGTTATGGCAAAGATTCAAGCACGAAATAGTGCAGCAGAGTTTAACTACTGTATGGGAAATGGAGCAGCAACTGCTTCCGATATTAATAAAGATGCGTCAACGAGGAGTGAGAGTCCGAGTGGAAAAAGCTGCAGAATTACAAAAAGAAATGAAGCTCCAAGAAAAAGAAATACTATTGGATATACAGAAAGAAACAGGAATAGAAATAGATATTTGGGCACCCCGCCAGATTGCCAAAGCTTTTGACAAATTGAAGTTAGAATATCCAAGAACCGAAAAAACAAAAGAACCTTCCTTTACACAAAATTGGTTGATTAATAATAAAAACAAAATAGCACAACTAATTGTAAGTGCAAGAGAAGTGAACAAATTTCATGGAACTTTTTTATCCTCTATTATGAAATACCAAGTTAATGGGAGAATACATGGAGAGATAAATCAGTTAAGAGGAGATAATGGAGGGACTGTTTCTGGTAGGCTTTCAATGAGTAATCCAAATTTACAACAAGTACCATCTAGAAATAAAGATTTCGGTCCCAAGATAAGAAGTCTCTTTATCCCAGAAGAAGGGCATAAATGGGGAAGTTTTGATTATTCTCAACAAGAACCTAGAATGACTGTACATTATGCAGCTTCTATTGGAGATGGTTATGAAGGATCAAATGAATTGGTAGAAGCTTATCAAAATGCTAGTGCAGACTTTCATCAAACAGTTGCAGATCTAGTTGGTATAGATAGAACTCAAGCAAAAACAATTGGCTTAGGCTTAATGTATGGAATGGGTAAAAACAAATTAGCAAATTCTCTTGGTGTTAGTAAAGATGAAGCCAATGAATTAATTATTAAATATAATAAAAAAGTACCATTTGTTAAAAAACTTTCAGATAGATGTAAATATGCAGCAGATGAAAAAGGAGTTATTAGAACTAAAAAAGGTAGAAAATGTAGATTTGATATGTGGGAAACAAGAGACTTTGGGTTACATCAGGCAGAAAAATATGAAGATGCAGTAGCCAAGTATGGTAAAGATAATATTAAAAGAGCATATACCTACAAAGCATTAAACAGATTAATTCAAGGATCTTCAGCTGATCAAACAAAACAATCAATGTTAGATTGTTATAATGCTGGTCATCTACCAATGTTACAAATACATGATGAACTTTGTTTTAATATTAAGGATGAAGCACATGCAAAAGAGATACAAGCTTTAATGCAAAACACAATTGAATTTAAAGTACCAAGTGTAGTTGACTATGGACTTGGAGAAAGTTGGGGAGATGCTAAATAATAAAAACATTCCACACAATAACCAGGATATGATTGCTTATGCTGCAGGATTATTTGATGGTGAAGGTAATATAAATTACGCACAATATAAATGTAAAAAAATAAAATCAAATAAAATTTATTTAAAATGGAATGTAGCAATGGAAATTGCAATGACTGATTTAGATTGTATAAAAAACTTTTATGATATTGTTAAAGTTGGTTCTATTCATTTCAAAGGAATAGGTAAAGGTTCATTAGGTAAAAAAGATCAGTGGAGATGGAGATGCTCACATCAAAAAGCTTTACACTTAGCTAAATTATTTTTGCCTTACGCAGTAGCTAAGAGAGAAAAGTTATTTAAAATTATAAACCATTATGAGTTTAAAAAGCCGACAGATGCCCTAAGTAAAAAGTTTCCTTTTTTAAAACTTAAGAAAAATTAACTGGCTTTAGCTAAATTTTCTTGTACATCCTGATACTTAAGACTATTTCTTGTAGACTTAATATCGAATTCAATCTGAAGCATATCAGTATTACATCCACCGTGGGTCATTAATTCTGCTGACCACTTATGCTCTAGATGTTGAAGTTTTCTCAACAGTTCTATCTTCTTCGGACTCATTTTTAAGTTCCTCATAAGTTATGTGGGGTACAGTGTTGCCAGTAAAACCATCATTGGCTACTTCAACTAAACCATCACCCACTAATTCCGACAACTTAAGTATCGCTTCTTTACTAGTGGCAGCATTGACTACATGATCAATAGACTGTCCTCCCATACTAGCTCTGATACGATAAGCCGTCATAAGATATTATAAGATATTTCAAAGGTCTGGTCAATATCTAAGCCTTGTTGGGTAATAGCTAGACATTGTGCCCTATAAGAGGTCATAGAGGCCTTATTTTTAATGAATTCATCTTTAAGGGTACTTCCATAGTAATTTGCTAAATATTTGCATTGTGAAGCACCTGGGATGTTATCATGTAGTGTTTGGCCACATTTTTCACCATTATTTGGTGAAATAAAACAAAAACTAGTTAACATTACAAATTTCAATATGGTCATATAATTTTATACGCTTTTTTATTTTAATTACAATTTTTTAATTGACTTTGGTTTTTATCCCATATATTTAAGACTACATGAAACTAAAAAGCAAAAGCAATTTACTAGAGAATATCATAACTAACTTAGATGAACAATTAGCAGCAATACCAACACATGATTTTGATGGTACTCCAATAGAGGATTCATTACATTTAGATATGCTTATTGATGGTGTGGCAAATATTTCTTTTTATGAAGATAATAGTTTTAGAAAACATTATCCTATAAATAGAACTATTGCTACTCTTCTAGTAGAAGACGAACTATACGAAAGAAACAATCAACCAAACAAGGAGGACTTAAATGTCAAATAATAATATACTACCAATCGGTCAACAACCAGAAGGTGATCTAGATTCTTTAGGAAAACTTGAAGAAGCAGTTAAAAGTCTTATGAACAATTTAGACCAACTTCAAGAAAACATAAAAAAATTAAAAGAAGAAAATAAAAAACTAAAAGATTTACTCGGTATAATAGATGAAGCATCAGCTCAAGGAAGGGAATTAATATAATGGATATAGATAAATGGAAGTCAGTCGCAATTAAAAAAACAGATTACGATTTGTTAAAGGGGTTATGTAAAGAAAAATTTAGAGCTCCTGGTGCAATGATATCAAAAATATTAAGTGATTATATTGATCATCAAGCTAGGAAACACAGAATACCTAATGCAACTTTTCGTACAAAACTTATAAATGGAGATGCAAATGTCGGATCCAAAAGAAATAAAAGCTAAAGAGTTTTTTACAATCGAACTTGATCATAAAAGTAATAATGTAATCTTGTATGTTAATGGAGAGTTAAGAAATAAAATACATACTATCAAAGCAGAATCTTTATTTGATAGGATGCTTAAAATAGCAAAACTTAAATTTCTAAAAATGAGAGATCAAGTTGAACAATAAACTTAAGGTATTAGATTTATTCAGTGGTATTGGAGGCTTTAGTTTAGGTCTTCACTCCACTGGTATATTTGATACAGTAAAGTTTATAGAGTTTGATAAATTTTGTCAGAAAGTTTTACAAAAAAATTTTCCTGATGTACCAATAGAAGGAGATATAAGAGATGTCAAAGGAGAAGAATTCGAAGCAGATGTCATTACTGGAGGATTCCCATGCCAACCATTTAGTGTTGCAGGAAAACAAAAAGGAACAGATGACAACAGATATCTCTGGCCAGAAATGTTTAGACTCATTAAAAAAATTAAACCAGAGTTCGTTATTGGGGAGAATGTGCAAGGCCTTATTAACCTCCAAGACGGCTTGGTACTCCGACAGGTGCAAGACCAATTGGAAGGTGAAGGTTTCGAAGTCCAATGTTTCCTTATTCCAGCTTCAGGCATCGGTGCTTGGCATCAAAGGAACAGAGTCTGGATTATTGGCCACTCCAAATACAATGGATTACTTGCCTCGGAGAGCAGAGGAAAGTTTCAAACAACAGATAAGAAGTGGACAGAGAAAGAACAGAAAACGACCTGGAAATTTGAGGGAGCAAATAGATCCAGTAGTAGTGAGATGGGCTATAGAAGCAAGAATGGAATCGAACAAAGTTCCGAAAGAAAAATGGACGGAGATGTTCCAACAATATCAAAAAGATCAAATGAAACTTTATCCAAAATCGATGTATCCAACATATCAAAACATGAATCAAGTAGAGAAACATCTTCGATCAAAGAAACAATCATTTCCGACTCCGACAAGCTTCGACTCCAACGAGATCAACAAACCACGGAAACCACATCCAGGAGGAGGACAGAAGCCACCATTGAATCAAATAGTTCAAATGTATCCAACACCATCAGCGAGTTGTCAGATGGATGTAGTAGCCCCACCAGAGACAGTGAAAAAGAATTCATCAGGTTGGAGTGTAACGAGGGTTGGGACTGGCAGAAAGTTCGGAGCGAAGTTGAACGATGTAGTGAACAAACTATGGCCAACACCGAGACAGAGGGATTACAAAGACGCAGCATATCAACCGACTTGGAAGGAAGCCAGAGATCAAGCAACAATATTACCGAGGCAAGTACTGAAGAACAATACACCTGGTGGCAAACTCAATCCGACCTTTGTGGAGTTCCTGATGGGATTTCCTATGAATTGGACAAAGATAGATCAAACAGAATCAAAAGTCTCGGAAACGCAATCGTCCCACAATGTGCAAGAATCCTAGGTCTTGCTATAAAAAAAGTTTTAACTGAAGAGGGTAGAGATTAAAATTTATGGAAGCTTTAGATTTTGTAAGAGCATATAATACTATGCCTGTAGAAACTTGTAAAAGTTTAATAAAATATTTTAAAAAAGTTAATTACACATATCATGAGTGGCAAGATGAAAATGGTAAATCTATTAAACTTAAAAAGAATAGAAAAGGAGAAATAAAAAATTATATGATGGAGAAGAATGAACAAAATACTTTAATTCCATTTATAACAAAAGCATTACTAAAATATTATGATGAGATTTTTTCTTTATATCCTTATTTATATTTATACAACAATCAACAAATTGTAAAAAAACTGTCTAGGTTTAGAGTAAATAGATATGATACGAAAACAAACATGGCTTTACATATAGATAACATACATAATATTTTTGATGGTAAAGAAAAAGGAGTGCCTATTTTAAGTATTGTTGGTTTGTTAAATGACAATTTTAAGGGTGGGGAGTTTTATGTTAGCAATAAAAAAATAGTCTTAAAGCAAGGAGATGTACTTATATTGCCCTCTAATTTTATTTATCCACATGAAGTAAAATTAATAACTCAGGGGTCAAGATATTCTTTTATAACTTGGGGTTACTAACATGAGTGCTGCTTTTGGTTTAGGTATGTTTGCATATGGTATGATATGTTTATTAATAGGTTCTTTAATAGTTTTTTATTTTATAAATAAATTATGATTGCATTTTTTTTAAATATTTTTTTAATAGCATTAATCTTTGGTTTTATTGTGTTTATGCTAAGACTCTGGAATAACGAAGAAATATAATGTCGTGGGTTATAAACCCTTGGCATTGATCCCATCAAAAATAATCTTTACAATTAATACTTGCGTTAATAAAAATTTTTTTATATGAGTGATATTAGGTACAACTACAAGAAATGTATAGAGTGTAAAGG